TTAAGATTTCTCTTAATATATCTACATAACCTTTTTGTTCTATTATTTTATCTCTTTCAACTTTAGTATTTTCTAAATCAATTTTTAATTGTTCTAAATGTTTTTCTATTTCTTTACCATCTGTTTGCTTGTTTTCTAAAGCTTTTATTTCTTCGTGTATATTATTAGAATACTTATTAATTTCATCAATTGAGGTTTGTAGTTTAGATACATCTACATTTAATTCATACATCTTATTTGACATTTTTTCCATAGCCGTAATAAGTTCTTCTTGTTTGGCAATTTCTTCCATTAGTTTTTTCATACCATCATTTAAAGTTACTAGTTTACCTTTTTCATAGGCAATCTTTTCACCTCTAAACTCGGCCTCTAATGGTTGTGTACAAGTAGGACAAGTTTCGTTTTCTTGGAAAAAATCTAAATTCTTTTTATGTGTAGATAAGTTTTGTTCTATCTTAGCTTCTAATTTAGACAATTTGTTTAGTTTAGCCTGTTCTTTATCTTTGTATTTGACTTTATCCTGATATGATTCCAATTCAATATTAAGTTCTTCTATCTTCTTATGATATTGGTAACTGGCCTCACCATTCTTCTCTAATGTCTTCTTTTTACCATCCAGGTCGTTCAGGTTAAGGTCGGAAATCGCTTTATAGTGTTTTAGTTCTGTTTCGTACTTAGATTCAATAAGATCACATTTATGGCGTAGTTCCGTTACATTTTTAGTTAATTCTGTTTGTTGTGGTCTTAGTATTAAGTCCATAAGTCCAAATACTCTTATGTCTAATATTTCTTCTACCACTTCTCGTCTATACCTTGGTTTCATCTTCATAAACGGCTCGTATGATGAAGAACCTAGTAATACAACTTGTAAAAATGATCTATAGTTTAATCTCATTATATTGTTTTCCAAATACTTTTGATAGTCAATATTAGAAGCGTCTTGGTTTATTAATTGGCCATTTTGATAGATTTCAAATATATTTGGTTTAATACCTCTAATTATTTTATATTGTTTGGTACCTACTTCAAATTCTACAACTATTTCACAATCACCATTGTTTACTGTATTAACCATTTGTTCTTTTTTAATAATTCTAAATGGTCGATTAAATAAAACAAAACATAAAGCGTCCAACAAAGTTGATTTACCAGAGCCATTACTACCAACAATTAATGTGGTATTTGATTTGTGTAAATCAATTTCTATTGGTGTATTACCAGTAGATAAAAAGTTTTTATATCTTATTTTTTTAAATGTTATCATCTTGCCATTATATCAAAACTTATTGATATTCTTTCTTCATCTGTTTTACTTGGTTCTACAAAGTGATCTAAGTAAGAAGGCCATATCATAAGAAGTCCTTCCATAATGTTTACATTTTTAAATTCACCCTTATCAAATCTACTGTTTAAAAAAACGTTACCAATAGCAGCTGGTCTTGGATCTCTAAACACAATACGACCACTATCTTTTGGTACTTTTACATAATACGTTCCTGCTAAATGATAACTTCCGTGTTGATGTATTGTATTCCAATCACCTTTTTTGTTTACGTTGACCCATAATTGAGGTATAAAAATTTCTTGTATACCTAAATTAATATTTTTACAAAATTCTGTTATTTCTTTAACTAAAGGTTCAAACTCTCCTTCGGGTTTATATATTTCACTTTGCCAACCACCTCTATTTGATTTTATGACTGTCTTATTTCTTTTCATTTCACCTTGAATCCAACCTGTAAAATCTTCATTAAAAGTTACTCTTGTTTCACTTCTCATAAAATCCCAAATCATTGTATGCCAATAAGGTGTAGGCCACATTAACTCTTGTCTAATAATTTTTCTAGGTAATTCTTTTTTAGGCATTATTCACTAGCCTCCACATAAAGTTCTTTAGCAAACTCTTTTAGTTTTTGCTTGTTTAAATCTGTATCTACTTGGTCAATATAGTTTCTTAAAAAGGTTAGTGTGTCTTCACCTTGTTCTAGTATATCTTCTCTTACGGTAGATTTAATATCAGTAGGGTCTTCTACAATAATAAGTTCGTGTATATTAATTTCATTGTAAAATCTTTCAATAAGTTTGTTGTACATTTCTTCATTTGTTTTTTGAGATACAAATAGTTTAACAAAACAACCATCATAATTTTGTAGGTTATGGTTTGTGTAGTTATAAGTTTTATCATCATACGTAAATTTTTTAAATATCTTATGTGGATTTTCAACTCTTTCTATCTCTCTTGTTTCTGTATCAAATATATGAAATCCTTTTGAACAATTGTAATCAGACCACATAATTTCGTATTGAGTTCCTAGGTAGTAGATATGGCCATCATCTGATTTCTTATGAAAATGTCCTGATAATACCTTTTCAAATCTTCTAAATTGATCTCTTTCTAAACCGTGTTCATTCATATGGCCACCGTGCATTTCAAATCCAATTATTTCTAAATGACCAAAACATATATCAGCATTTGAGTGATCTATAGCGTGTATTGATTCTTCATAATTGTCATCACATATCCAAGGAAGAAATTGTATTTTAGTACCATCAAATTCTACTTCACGTGGTCTTGTATAGATTGAAGCTGGTACAGTTATATTTAAATTTTCTATAGCATTTACCTCATTTGTATTTTTATAATAAGTGTCGTGGTTACCTATAATAATATGTGTATCTATTTTCAATTCATATAATCTGTCCCAAAATTTAACTCTAAAATTATGAGCTGTGTTGTGGTTAATAAATTTTCTTCTATCAACAACATCACCTAAATGAACAAGTGTTTTAATATTGTTCTCTATAAGATATGGAAAAAACACCTCATCATAAAATTTGTTTTGATATTCTATAAAGGCTGGTGAATCGTTTCTACAACCAAAATGTGTGTCGTTTAGTAAGGCTATTTTCATAATGATTTATAATATTGATTTGTTTTTGTACAACTAGGTAAATACTTATCTACGTGATAACATACTTGTTTATACATTTCTTTTGTCATATTGTAAATACCATAATCTTCTAATTCTTGTTTTGCAATTTTAGGACTTAATAATTTCATACCAATAGCAACTTGATACCATAAAACATTACCTATGTTATAGAAGTTATTACCTTTATCATTGATATAATCAACTTCACGTGGCATTCTATGTTTCCATATTTCTAAAAGGTTTTTTAATCTAGGACTAAAACGTTCTTTCTTTGTAGATTCAATCCAAAATTTTGTATCTTTTCTAGGAGTAATATAATGATATACAATAAAATCTCTTATGTTATCCCACATTTGAGTCATTTCAGAATTGTATTGTTCTTGTAATAGATTACATTTAAAAGGCATATCTTTCTTAAAATAGTTTTCTATAAAGTGTGTAACTTGCATTATGGTTGCGTGTATAGAAGTGGCCTCTAATGGTTCAATAAAGGCACTTGATAAACCTGTTGACAATACATTTTTACACCAAAATTTTTCTAATCGGCCTGTTTTAAATTTAATTTCTCTTTGTACTTTTATTTTTCTGTTTTTCATTACTTTAGATATTTCATTATAGGCCTTATCAAAGTCTGTAAACTGACTACTAAAAACATAACCACAACCCATTCGTGTTTGTGTAGGTATTTCCCAACACCAACCATACTTTTGAGCCCAAGCGTGAGTGTATGTTCTTATTTCTTCATCTTCTTCAATTTCATAGTTAAAATTTAAAGCACTATCTACTAATAAATTATCTGAATACGATATCCATTTATTATCTTCCACTTTGTCTATTAACACTCTAGCAAAACCAGTACAATCAATAAACAAATCACCTTTAATTGTTTTGCCTGTTTTTGTTTTTAAACTTGTAACAAAACCATTTTCATCTTGTTTAAAATCTATAACTTGGTCATCAATATATTTTACTTTAGAAACAGCGATGGCCTTTTCTTTTAAATATTGACCTACTTTATAAGTATCTAAATGATAAGCTAATGGAAAATGTTCTACTTGATTATATACATTTTGATTATTAACAAAGTGTAATTTATTTTCTGCCATTAAACGAGATTGAAACGTTTGACTATAATCTTTTTTATCTGCTATATGATAAATTCTATAATTATCATAGTCTTCGTGTGGAAATTTAAAGTTATTTGAATAGTTATCACCAATAGGAGAATAAAAAGATTTACCTACTGTATGCCAATCACTATGTTTAATACCTAGTTTAAAAGTAGATTCAGTTTGTTTTAAAAAATCTCTTTCATTTACACCTGTTAAATTAGGTTGTAAATTGATTAAATCATTAAAACGGCCTGTTGTACTTTCACCAACTCCTATAATAGGAATTTCTTTGGTTGCAACTACTGTTATTTTTGTGTTAGGGTGCGTTTTGTTGATAAAGTGGTGTGCCGTAGCCCAACCAGCAGTTCCACCACCAACAATAACAATGTTTTGTATATTCATAATTAACCAAAAAACTTAGTCGAGGCACTTGTCTTTTTTTTCTTAACTACTTTTTTTTCTTTTTTTGTTGGTTCTTCAATTCTCATATTTTTTTGTAAATATTCTTTAAACTGATTTTTAAATTCTCTATCTTCACCTGGCTGTAAAGTAATATCATCATAATTATTATCCATTATTAACTTTT